TTTCCGTTAAGAAGAACATCTTCAATGTCATTACCTGCTTGTGTTGCCATCATGCGAGCAATGTGATCTTCTAGATCTGGACCTTCAATGTTGTCTTCTAGAGACTCTGTTGAAAGCTCCCAGTCTAAGCGAAGCTTCTTTGTTGTAAGAGAGATCTTTGAGAATGTTACGGCACTGTTAGATGCTGTATCGTCTGCCTCAGTAGCGAGCTTCATAAGCTTCTCGCCAACTCCGACGCGATCAATCTCGGTTGTGTCTGACTTCATGCGGACTGTGCGAGCTACCTTACCGATAACTGTTGAGTCAAACATGTAGTCTAGGAATCGTGCAGATTGCTCTGGATTTAGTAGGCCACCCTTTGTGGTAGCACCAACGTGAATCCCTGTTCCTGAAAGGGAACCTGAGAAATCACCAGTATCGACTGTTCCAGCAGCGATTGTTTTTTCTAGTATTTCGTTACTCATATTTTTTTACCTACCTTAGTTTGAGAAAATTTCATTTACGGAACCGAGGAAAGAACCGTTCCATTTTGATTTTTTGATTGTTACTTCCTGAGACCCGCCAAGGTCTGAGGACTTCTTAATTGCAGTATCACCTTCGACTGCATCGACACGCTTTTCAACGCCATCAATTGTGTTCTTTATGTTTTCAACTGCTTTTGATAGTGCAGCGTGTTGTTCTGCCAACTCTGAAATTCGAGTATCAACGCTCTTGCTGAAAGTTTCAACTGTTTCTGTAACAGCCTTAACCTGTGCAGCATTTGCATCAGTAGCCTTTGTTAGAGTTTCTGAGAAAAAGCCCTTTAGATCGCCAAGCATCTTTGCAAAATCAGGTTCATCAACCATAACTTCTGATACGTCGGCTGCTTTTTCCAGAGTTTCGGCAGAAGCGTCCGCTACTGCATCTTCTGCAGGAGCCGCTGTCTCTTCAACAGCTGGTGTTTCTTCAACAACAGGAGTTTCTTCAACAACTGTGTTTTCTGTGTTTTCTGACACTTCATTACCTCCTTCTGCGTTTGCCTGTTTTGCAATTGTTTGTGTTTCAGGCAACGACAATCTTGATCTCTTATATGAATCAAGAATTTTATCTATCTCTTGTGACTTGTTAACGTCTGCCGACTCAACCCATCCGATTAGTGTTGCTGGCTTACCAGTAACTGGAGAGTTATAAGCTGAATCTGTTGAGATAAAAACTGATTCGCTATCTTCGCAATAAAAAATATTTTCTGCAATTGTTTCTGCTGCAATGCCTTTAAACATTAGCTGACCATTCATCTTTGAAATAGAAAGGATATTGCATAATTCATTTGCTGGTGAATCTACAATTGATAGCTCTAGCAATGCATAGTCTTTAATAAATCTTGTAGACTTACCTGTTGCTTTGTTAACTTCATTGTCTGATTCAACAATCTTTCCGCCAATTGAGAAACCTGCAAGTGTTCCATCTAGAACTTTCTCCCAAGTATCTTGTGCGCCTTTTGAGATGTATGCATCTACATAAACGCCATTATAAAATTCTTTTGTTGCTGGATCATAGTATGTCTCTGGCTTAAATGAAATCATTTTGCCTACTGCTGTAGGTCCATGCATTTCACGAATGTTTCCACGGAAGTTTTCAAAAGCCTTAAGGCTTGCTTCCATTGTTACAACGTCGCCTGTTTGATCTAAGTTATCAAGTGTTGCGAAACCTGATACTGTGCGCTTTTCACGATTTACTTTTGTGAACGGAACAGACAAAACGAGGTTGTCGCCGTTTGAAGACCATAAAGATTTCTCAATTTTCATATGTTTAATTTTATCGACTTGTATATAAAAAGGCAAATAATGGTTGAGTAGGGTTACTCAACTTGTCTGCCATCGCCTTGAGCATTACGGCCTTCACCAGAACCATCTGGCGAATTACTTTGTCTATTTTGATCTCTTAATCTATTACCATTTGCCTGAGTCCTAATTTCTGACTGTTGCTGTGGCTTTAATTCAACCACATTATCTCCGCCATCAATTGGAACCATGCCCTTTCGAATACGAACTTCGTTAGGAGTAATGACCTGCATTCTTAAATAGCGCTCATCAATCTTAGACTGAGTATCCTCATCTGTAAGAGTCAATTCATTGAATTTAAGGGTTAGGGCATCAGTCATCTCAGAGATCATTTTATTCAATTTCTTCTCAAGAATATCCTGAGCTGGACGACAAACTTGCTCTCTAAATGTCTTATCTGCATCACGGGCTGCCGCTAAATTAATTCCTTCTGGCGTTCCAATTTTATTAATTGGGACACGGTGAGAAAGAAGAATTTCATCACGATTAGATCTACGATATGTATTAAATGATGAATCCTGGACTCCAGCCTCAACTGGCTCCATTTTAAATTCAACTTTATTATCTGGGGTATCAGCAGGAAGTGGAACATACAGGGATCTATGGTTTTTGCCCTTTAGCCCAACCTGGAAAAATTCAAGCAACTTACGTTCTGATTCAGGTGATAATTTAGCACCCTTAACTGTAATAATATATCTTGGGACCGCCTTATTTTCAAAGTAGTCTAGGTTATATTTTCCAGCAAATTCATTACCAGCCATTGCGTTTTGTGCCGCAACAATATCTGGAATTCCATAATAGTTATTCATTGGAGTATACTTCTTAAAATGAATAATTTCGTTTGGACGATCTTCTCCGCCTGAAATAGGGTTAGGAGTTTCTTGATCTCCAAAGTTACGGAAGAAGACAGCCTTACCGTAAAGCAATTGAATAAAGCCATCACGCAATCTACGAACTCTCATTGTCTTTGCTGGGATATGCCCAATATAACCAATCTTACCAGCAGATGTTCTGCCAACTTCAAGGTATCCATTTCCAGTTGCCTCTACATCAGTGTAGAATTTAATCAATGTTTCTTTAAATGTTTCTTCTTCGTTACAATCTTCAAGCCAGTCATGTAAATCTTGGCGCAATCTATTTAGCTTTTTACGTGCTCTTTCTAATTGAGCGTCGCTATTAATAGCATCGATTGCCTCATTTGTTTTACGTGTTTCAACAAAGTCAAATCCTAAACCTACAATGTTTGAAACTTTAGCATTAATGGCTGCATAGTTATATGGGGAGATTTCATAAATACGTGAAAGGTATTCTAAATTATATGTTGGCTGAACAAGGTCAAACATGGCATAGCCAGTAATGGCTTGCTGCAATAAATTCTGTTGTGTCTGTGCGCCGTCAATACCTACAAAACGCTTTTGAAGTTCTCTTGATACTTTACGGCGGAAAGAAGTTCCCATTCCATAAATCTTAAGGATGTCATCATTTTCTACATTAAACTCATCTACTGATTTAGTTACAGGAACATTTGGAATCCAAAGGTCTGATGAATTACTTACTCTAATATCTGATTCTACGTCGTGATCTTCTACATGTTCCATTATGGTCTCCCGCTTAATTTCTTCATTTCATCTTTGTATGCGCCGATATCTAGCGGATCTGGTGTGAGTCCCCATTTTAATCTCTGTTGCTGGTATTCAAATTCTTCGTCATCAATTTTTCTACGACCTGATAAAAATTTTGGTTGGCCATCTGTTACACCATAGCCTCTTACGGCATCTGCTAGTAAATCAATTCTGCCTTTATTGTTTTTCTTTGATGTAATAGATAAAAAGTTGCCATCGTCATCGCCTACCCAGCGACCATCTGGCATCTCCCAGACATAAATTCCAAGGGTAGATTCTTCGTCGTTGACCTGATAATTAGTTCTCTTGATATCCATAGAACTTTATTTTACCACTCCCAATAGCCTAAGTCCAGCTTTTTGTCACAAAGATTGACAAAATTATATATTTTTAATGACAGTCCAGTCATTATCATATATGGAAACGCCATCTTCTGTCACTGAGAATGACGAATCATCTGAAACTAACGATGCTTTTTCAATATATAGGTTATAGTGATCTAAGGCATTTGCTGAGTCAAACTGCCCAGGATAAATAGATATGTTTTGATATAAGGCTGAAGGGCTTCCAGATGAGGTATAGTTGAAAGTAATATCTCCACTAATTTCAGATGTGTAGACTATTACAACATGATGTAATTCTCCTACCTCAAATAGACCAGATACGTTAGTCTGAGATGTCTTGCTTACCCCGTTTACATATATTGCTGAAATGTTTGTTTTGCTAATTACCCCGCTTGAGTTCCAAGAAAACTCTGATGCTGCTCCAGCTCCAGAAGCGCTTGAGGCTAATCTGCCCACAGTTAAAGCGACGGGAGTATAGAAAAACTCTAGAGTTTTAATTAAACTATTAGTGTTTACTTTAAATCCCGAATTAGTAGCAACTCTAAGACCATTTCTATGATCTCTAGATAAGATAGGGTAATTATTGTTACTCATAGAAATATCATATACTGAGACACCTGAAGTTCCTTCGAGTGTGGACATATAGCTACCAGAGGTAGATGAATAAAATCTAAGGTCATTGTAAAATGTTAATAATAAATTAGATAGTTTTGGAAGATACTTGCTAGCATCAGATGAAGTAAATGTTATCCTTAAATAAAGATTTCTATCTGTGCTAAAACTAGATATACTATACCCTGGAATTACTCCGCCATTTGTGCAAGTTGTATAGGTTGTGCCATCTAGACTAGTTTGTATAGATACCCCGTTATCGCCGTCCCACTCTATCTTAGACGAGTCTAGAGTGAATCCTAGGGGTATTGTGAGGAAGTCATCAAGAACTACCGTCTTAGAGCCTGTGGAGACCGCCAACTCAATTGAGTCATCGTTCTTATTATAATAAAGATCATCAGATAAAAAGTATGACCAAGGCTTGTTTGCTGGATAAGCGTATGAATATTGCTTGCTCAATGTATTATCATAAAACTCAAATAGTTCGCCTTGCTCTGGATATGAAATTTGAATTGCTGGAAGAGGCTGGATTTCATTGTAGTGGCTTTTAATCTTTTCAGGACTTAAAGAATATCTATAAACAGCTGGAGCATCAATTAAAAATGAATCTGATGAGTTTAAGGTTGGCCCAATATTTAGCTGAAATGTTGAGTTTGTAAATCTAAATAAAGATAAATCTTTTGAAACAACCAATTCTCCATCTACATATAAATACATTGCTGATACTGAATATACAGCTACGAGATGTAGAGACTTTCTTGTATATGGGACAGTATAGTCAATTCTTTCTGTATTTAATTTAAATACGATATTTCCCTTATCCCAAAAGATTCCGATACCCTGTGTTGAATCCGCCAATAATGGAGTTAGATTGTTTGTTGAGAATCTAGGATGAATCCATGCTTCTAGTGTAAAATCATTATCTGAGGTATCACTATCTGCTAATCCGCCGCTTGCTGTTGATCCATAATAATCTTTTGAAACGGGAAGAACTAAATATTGAGTTGTTGTAATCTTTGATGAAGATGTTCCGCCAGGGATTAAAGGTATTAAATTTGTAGTTAAAGATCCAGTATACGTTCCATTATTACCGCACCCAGAAATATCTGAGGCGGTAGTCCCAGAGGTTTCATCCAACGGCCAGAAGCCAATCGGATGATCCTGAATTACCTTTAACTGATACGACATTCTTTTATTATACCCTACCCCATTGTATATAGTTCCATCCACGCTCATGTGCGTAGTAAATAAACACTTTAACTACAGTTTCCCAAAATGCAATCGTCACAGAAAGAGAAGCATTTTGTGTTATTACATAGGCAACGGCAACTGATGATAGGGTGCCCCAAATTCTATAGCTAAGGGCTTTTGCAAACGATCTGGATTTAGTTACTTTCATGAAGGCCACTCCATATTATTGGGCTTGGTAATCCAGCCCCAAAACTTAGATGCCCATTTCTTTACGTTTTTGCGTAGCCGATATAGCATGAATCTCTGCCCCCAAATCTACTTGCTCAATCTTATATCCGACATCTCTGCCATATACAATGTTAGTAATGTTAGGCAATCTTAATACTAATGCCCCATCCATAAATTCGTCTTTGGCTATATATTCTTTTACCTGATCGAACTTAAGAGGATCTTTCTCACTTGTGTTATATGTATTACGGACTCCAAGAAGAACTTGATCGGTTCTCTTTCCCGCCTCTTTATATAATGCGTGATGTCCTTCATGCCATGGTTGATATCTCCCAAGCATTAATGTTGTTGGGGCAGACCAATCATGAAGATCAAACTCTTCAATAATAACAGAAGCTTTATCATTTGGATCTAAGTTGTGATTTAAGAAAGACCAATCATATTCGGTTGGCACCTCAAACATCTTATTTGTATCCTCAAATCTTCCCTCTGCCAATGTGTCCATAAAGATTAAAACATCTGGTTTGCCAAATGCTGCACGAGTTAGGTTTGTAGGACAAATGAAATCTACAATTACTGTATGTCCTTGTCCATCTAGCATTCGTGCCATTTCGCCTAAACGACGAGCATGCTCAATTCTATCTTCAATAGTAAATCCTAGATCAGAGTTAATTGTTGCACGAACATAATCTGCATTTAAATGAATTGCATTGATTCGTTCTTTAAGGGCGGTAGCCAAAGTTGTCTTCCCGCTTCCAGGTAGACCTATAATTTGTATAATCATTTTAGCCTATTATTTCGTTATAAATTGCTGTAGCTTTTTGAATTATTTCCGCTACATCTGTATCAGATAAATCTACCTGAAATAAATCTCTTTCTTCTGATGGCAGGTTCCCTGCCCAATTTTCAGCAAGCATCAATGCCTTTACTTCTTCAAGGTCAAATGAGGTTGGCTTTATATCAATTTCCGCTGAGACTTTTGCTAACGTTATTTCTAGGTTTGTTGTTAGTTCATCAAAAGTAATTACTGTAACTTTATTCTTGTATTCTTTAAGAATTTTAAACCAGTTAAGATTTTTCTGTGCCAAGCTTAATAAATCTGTTTTGTCTGGTGATTGATTATATAGCTCACACCAACTTCTAATTGAATCTGACGGATTTCTTATTACAATGACTACAGAATTAAAAATTTCTGGACCAAGGATAAAGCTTTCTTTTGTATGCATATCTGTATATCCAACTTTTCTATAAACTGTTGGGAAAGCAGCATTCATCACATACGCACAAAATATCGTTCCGCTTCTTGGAAAACCATCAATTAATAATGACGCATTATTTAATGGAACATCTTCATCCATCTGAGATGTAAGCCAAGAATTTGCTTGGTATACAGACATAAAAATATTTTTTTCAGGATCATAAATATATCCTTCTCCCGCAAAATTTCCTCTAAATGAGTTATTATAAGAAGTTTGTATCCAATTAGTTTCTTGTCCAAATAGGGATTTGCAATAATTTATTCCAACCAGTTCATCTTCTCCGCCTAATCCATCGGATAATTTATCATTATCTAATGCAATAACTCTTATCACACGATTATTATTATCTAGTTCTGCAAAATGTGCCATTATAGGACCACCCTAACTATTACTATTCCTGAGCCGCCAGCACGTTTTGCGCCGCCGCCGCCACCTGTATTTATCGTTCCAGCAACAGCCGTTGAGCCTGCTGAAGCAATTACTGTGTCACCAGTTCCTCCACCACCAAGACCCCCTGCGCCGCCAGATGCTGGTGTAGACCCACCTCCACCACAACATGCTCCTCCGCCGCCTGAATAATATGTGCTAGTCCCAGTTATGGTTGAAGTAGCTCCAATTCCTCCTGAGCCAGGATTATTTGCAGTTCCATTTCCACCAACTGCTCCAGCGCCTCCGCCGCCACCTCCTGCATTTTTTACTCCTCCTACATAAGACACTGCTCCACCTCCCGCATTTCCTTGTCCTGAAGTTGCGGATCCACCAGAAGATGATCCAGCGTTATAACCTCCTCCTGCACCACCACCTGAACCACCAGATACTCCATTAATTTTTGAATTGTCTCCACCTCCATAAGTCCCTGCGGCACCGCCACCTGATGCTGTAATTGTTGGTGAAAATGCAATGCTGCTATTTCCTCCATTTGTTCCATATCCTGGAGCACCAGTTCCGCCAGCAAATATGGCTCCACCAGAACCTACTGTGACAACATATGTCCCAGCAGTTACTGAATTTTTTGTGCCTGCTAAAAAACCGCCAGCGCCGCCGCCTCCTATTGCACCAGTTGTGTCGTTCCAATCAGCACTTGGCCTACCTCCACCAGGACCTCCACCTGCAACAATTAAATACTCAATGTTAACTGTAGAATTTACTATAAGAGACCCAGTTCCAGTAAATGTTTGAGACATATATGTTGTTGGACCACTTGTATAAATACTTTGTGTCCCACCAGATATTGGCATATTAACATTTGTAGAAGATACAGCCTCTACGCCTAATCCATATACACCATTAGCATCTTTACCAGATAAAAGAGCAGTTGCTGGAGATCCATGAGTTAATCCTGCAAGCGTTACAGATGTTTTTGGAGAAGTTGTTGTTGCTAAAGATACTGATGTTCCATCACGATAATAAGCAATAGTGTCAGATGATCCAGATGGATTTGTCCATGCAATGGATCCTACTAGACCAACACCTAAAGTTATTGATGCTCCTGTTGGAGCCGCCATCATTGTATATGAACCAAGTCTGATATTAATATTTGCTGGGTATGTCATTCCTGCTGGAATAACAATTTTATTAGATGTTGCTGGAACTGTAATGTATCCCTTACCGCCACGAATTGTTCCTGTAAACCTATATCCTGTTGATGTTCCAAGACCTAATGTAAATGATGATTGTGAAGTATCAGTTGTAATTTCATATAGCCCCGCCGCTAAAGGAGTTGATAAAGTATATGTTCCTGCTGCAGTTGCTGGAAATGTTTGTGAAGCTGCATCTCCAAAAAGAAGCGAGTAATTAATTGGCATTATCCTAATCTCCATCCATATGTTGAGCCAGTATAAATTAAACTAGCTCCTACACCATTTACGTCTAATATTGCGTCTTGAACGCTACCGTTAATTTTACCACTATTTGAGTTAATTGTAATGTTATATGTTGCTGCCGTTCCTGTTCCATCAAATACCTGAATTTCATCGCCTAATGTAGGGGAGGCTGGAAGGGTCAAAGTTCTAGCGGCTGTAGTATCTACAAAATATTTATTATTAGCAGCCAAAGTTACATTTGAAGATACAGCAGTTGATGCTGGTCCTGTAACAATTGTTACGCTTCCGCCCAAAGAAACGGCGGAACCATTAACAGTAATACTTGAATTAGTTAAAGATTCATTACCTATATTAGTAAGAGTATTAGATGCGCCAGATATAGTTTTATTGGTTAATGTTTCTGTTCCCGCCAAAGTTGCAAAGTTGGCATCAGATAATGCCGTATTAAATTGGGCGGTAGTTCCAGTAAAAGTATTACTGGCAAGATCGATTGTTTTATTGGTTAATGTCTGAGTTCCATTAATTGTAAGGGCATTAGGTAAAGCAGCAGCAACATCTTCCCATGCTGTTCCATTCCATACTTTAATTAGTTTAGCCATTAGAAAGTTATGCTCCCTGTCGCTGTAAATTGATAAATTGTATATCCACCACTGGTTGTAATTGTTGGCGAACCTACAGTTGTAGCAGCTGGAATAACATCAGAACATCTAATGATAACAATCCCTGAACCGCCAGATGTTCCTGGTGCTGCTAAATAACGACCACCACCGCCACCGCCAGTATTTGTTGTTCCATTTGTAGCGTTAGTAGCAGAGCCGCCTATTCCTCCTCCACCATTACCTCCTGCTGCTGTTACACCTGTGCCAGCTGCTGCGCCGCCTCCGCCGCCTCCACCTGCACGAAATACTGCTGAGCCTGTAATAGAAGATGAAACTCCAACTCCACCTGCTCCAGGTGTTGTGCCACTTGTGCTTCCACCAACTCCGCCTGCTCCGCCGCCGCCTGCTGCTGCGTTAATAGTTGTAGTGTTTCCACCAGAATATCCTTGTCCCGTTGTGCCAGATCCACCAGTTTTAGCCGCATTGTATCCGCCTGCACCTCCACCTGATCCACCATTATTTCCGTTGGCAGAATAAAGACCTCCGCCGCCGCCGCCAATAGCAGTAATTGTAGTTAAACCAGTTCCAGCTATAGAAGAGTTGCTTCCATTATTTCCAGTAGCATTTCCTACTGCAGTGCCTCCTGCACCAACAGTTATTGTGTAAGTAGTTCCAGTTATCATAGAAATTGATAATTCTGCAGCTGCTCCACCTCCTGATGATTCTCCACTTACGGAGCTTATGTAGCCACCTGCACCAGCACCAGCTGTTGAGGCATCTCCACCTGTATAGCTACCACCGCCTCCGCCGCCAGCGATGACTAAATATTGTGCAATAACTGGCGCCCTAGATCCAGCTATAATCCATCCAGATGAATTTTTTTGATACAAATTATCTAACGAAGTATCATAGTATAAATCGCCTACCGAGCCAGCTGGTCTATTTGCCGTTGTTCCACGGCCAAAGTGTCCATTTGCTACTGTAGCATGTGTTGAAATTGCAGATGATAAAGATGTAGCTGTTGCAAGAACTGATGTGTCTGTAATTCCATGAACAGATGTTGTAGCAGAATTATGTGAAGAAATTGCGGAGGCAACTTCAGCATCAGTTGCTGCATCTGTTGATCCACTAAATAGATTTGCTATATCTCTAATTCTGCTCATAATATTTTACGCTTCCTCTAAAGGATGCAGTCCCCACTCCTGCAATTCTTCATTCCAAATATATACTCTATCATCATTTGGGCGTTCTACTGGAGCAACCCATGTGCATGTTTCTTCATTTAAAGTCCATGACGCAAATGGTTTTGGCCATATAAAAGCATCTCTTTCTTGATCATACGTTCCACCAATAACTGCATAATTTTTTCTAAGCGGGGTCCCGCCTAAAATATGAGTATTAGCATGAGTATTATAAGAAGTTTTAATCCATACTCCACCTAAGTTATCTACTAAATCTTGATAACCTTCATCACCATTTGGGTGATCATTGTCTCCTACAACAATATTTATAACAATATTATTTTCATCTATCTGTGCAAAATGTGCCATTTTATTACCTCACGCTCATAAGGATAACGCCTGATGCGCCACCATGTGTGGTGCTATCGCTCTGTGCACCTGCTCCACTATTTGCTGGAGCAGTATCAGATCCGCCAAGACCTTGACCTACATTTGTATTATATCCATGTCCTCTTCCGCCCCAAGCATAGTAAGTTGATTGCCCAAAGAACTGCATTCCATCTCCGCCACGGCCTTTAACTCCAGCAGATCCAGCACCGCCACCAGCACCACACCCAGTATTATTTGCAGAATTTGGCGAAACCCCACCACCATCACCGCCGACATTTCCGAAGTGCGTAGTTCCTCCAGTTCCTTTTGTAGATGTTCCTCCATATCCAGCTCCCCCGCCTCCTCCGCCAGATCCTCCAGATATTCCTGCGCCTGTAGCTCCTTGTTGCCTACATCCTCCGCCTCCATAACCAGTAATTGTTGTTGATCCAACTGTTAAAGATGTATTGCCTCCAGTGCCACCATCAGTGCTTTGGCTTGGATACGGATTAGAACCTCCTCCACCAATAGAGTATGTCAAAGTTTGTCCTGGAGTTACGGAGAACTGCCTATAAGCAACTCCTCCTGAACCTCCACCGCCACCGAAGCCATAAGAGTTTCCGCCGCCGCCTCCAATTGCATATGCTTCAATTACTGAAGCTCCTGCTGGAACCGTATATGATGAGCCAGAAGTTAATGTTACTAATTGAGAAGGTTTTACGGATGTTGTTGTTGATGTTTCTGATACTCCAGACGCATTTGTTCCTGTTAATGTAAACGTGTAAGATGTATTATTGACAAATGCCCCAGTCACAGATATTGGTGAGGTTGTTCCACTATATGTTAATGAAATTGATGGAGAAGATGTTACTGTAACTGCAGTTAAAGCGCTTCCTCCAGTATTTGCTGTAAATGGAATAGATACTACTGTTGGGCTTGTTATGCTTGGAGTTCCAACAGTGATCTGTGGCTTAGTTGCGGCTGTTACTGAACTATATGCAGTTGATGCCGCAGAATCTCCATTTGCATTAACTGCTTTAACATTAAAAGTATATGCTGTTCCAGCTGTTAGTCCAGATACTGTCAATGGACTAGTTGTTTGTGATGGAGAGAATGCAGTATATGTAGTTCCATCTGTTGAATATTTATAATTTGTAATTGTTTTACCGCCAGTATGACCAGCAGTAAATGCTAATGTTACTGAAGGAGATGATCCAAAATTTGTTCCCGTAACAATTGCCGAAGCTCCTGGTGCAGGACTTTGAGGAACTGTTGTTGCAGTAATTTGATTTGAATTTCCGCTTGCATTAGAAGTTCCAAAATTATTAGTTGAAGTTCCAGAAAAAGTATATGTTGAGCCTGGAGTCAATCCAGTCACAGTAATTGGAGAAGATGTTCCAGTTGCAAAAACTGAATCTGAAGATGCATTAATTCTGTAAGAAGAAGAAAGCCCTCCTCCAGTTCCTGTAGTAAATGCAACTGTTGCTGCTGCTCCAGTTGAAGAATAGGAACGTCCTGTTCCTATATCTGTAGCCGTTCCAATTGAAATAACTGCTGGTGTTGCACTATTTGCTACCCAACCAGCAGAAGTATAAATTTCTGTTACTCCAGTTTCACCATTATGGTAGGTTCGTCCAATTTCTGGGTCTGATGGTCTATTTGCAGTATCCCCAAATGGTGTTCCGCCTAAACTGCTTGCCTTTATATCTGCCATTATCCAACCTTCCAGCCATATGTAGAACCAGTATAAACTAAAGAAGCCCAGTATCCATTGGCGTCAATTATAAAGTTTCCAGCATTGCCATTAATTAATTTAGAATTTCTTGCTATAGTAATATTATACGTTGCAGCATTTCCTGATGCATCAAATATGTCAATTTGATCATTTCTTGTGGGATTTGTGGGAAGAGTCAATGTTAATGCAGATGCAGATGTTACGTAATATCTGAGTCCAGCTGCAAGATTTGTATTTGAAGAAATTGAAGAATAAGAGGTAGGATTATAGGAATTAAGATTAGTTATTGTTACTACTTCAACAATATCATTTACCGCCGCTGCCGCCCCTAATGTAACTGTATTTGAATTAGAAGTTGTATAGTCTGTAGTTCTAAGCAAAAGCATTCCGTTAAAAAACACCTGCTCATATCCCTCTATAAATGAAACTGATGTAGTAAATGCTGTTTGTCCAGCGGTTGCTGTAAAAGACTGTCTACGGATAATATTAGGGTCAAATGAGTCTGCTGTTGAATCTGATTCCACCCAAATTTGTCCAACAACTGGAGATGCTGGTGCATCTGCAGAATATGTGACGGGGGTTACAAGAGATGTAAGAGTTGTAGGAGCATATGTAGTTCCAGATGATGAATATAGAATTTGTCCTGAAGAAGGGGATGTTGTTGTTCCAGTTCCGCCATATTGTGTAGCTAAATTTGTGTGGGAATCAACAGTGTGTCCTTCAGCAATAAGGACTCCAGATGAATTAGTAAGCCCAGCTATTGTGAGCTTATTTTTAACCTTAAAATTTTTATCTGACAATCTGGTTCACATATCCCCTAATTGATTATACCTAATTATAGCATAGGCTAATTTATGACATTATAGGCTTATACAGCCAACACTTAGACTGTCCATTCTGCCGAATAATATAGGTCCATGTCATTTGGCATTAAATCTTCAATTATTGATTTTTCTTTTTTAGTTAATGAATTATATATTAATTTAGAATTTGGATTAATTATGTTATGTATAGTTGTTTCAAAATATGGATCGCTATCTTTAATTCCAAAATGGTTACGCATAATAGCCAAGCTTTTTTTTGTTATATCATGCGACATTTCTTCTGTCTTAAATAAATAATCAACTGATTTAATTCTTTGTTTTGCTAAAAGAAAATCTTCATCTGATACCTTATTTTTTAACTCATGTTCATCTATATGAATAGCATAAGAATCACCGCTATAAGCAATAAACTTTGTCTGATAATCAATAATTCCTTTATTTGGATTTTCAATAAGGAAATCAAGCATCTTTCTTTTTTCCGACTCTATATCAACTGTTTTTGAATCAAAAGAATTAAAATATATATGCTGATAATGACTGATTGTTCTAGCAACAGGCTCTCTTAATGTAGAAAAACTTAAAATATTTTTATTATCTAAAGGCTTAAATGATAAATGACCATATCCATGTAAGACATCACCATATTGTTTACCGTTTATTATAAGTTCTTGTTCAAGAACCCTAACGGTATTAGCATAAAAAAATCTACCACTAGTTTTTGGTATATGAAAAAACCAAATAGGATCTATGGCCTTGTTGCTATCCATTCTTGCGTATCCTCGTCCCATGCCCAAACTGCTCCATGGCTTCCATACAATAGCTCTGGGTGTAACTTAGGTGCAACCCATAAATATTTTGTTTCATCCCAAAGCCAAGATGGGTAGGGCTTTGGTGGCATAAATCTTTCACCATTAAATACATTACCAATTCCGCAAACAGAAGTGTCATCTGGTATTTCCATAGCAGTTAAAGTATCATTATTAAATATAACTTTTTGTGCATCTAAAAATGGTGTTATATCTTGTGGAGTTTCTTCAAACTCAATGATATTTTCAACAACGTTATCTGAATTAATTATTGCGTATTTCATCCTATAGCCGCCGCAATTCCAGTGTTTCCACTTCTACCAGATTGTGCCCAAGTAGCACCACCTGCACCACCGCCACGAACAATACCATTTTCATTTGTTGCTGCACTTGCTCCTCCTCCAGTGCCAAAAAGACCGCCCCAAGTTATACCGTTAGCACCAGAATAAGAACCAGCACCACCATGAGGAATTCTTTGATCAGTTCCTAATCCAGCAGCTACTCCTAATTGTCCAGTGCCTCTAGTTCCTGCTGTTCCTTGAAAACCATTGCTTCCATAATAACCACCACGACCATCGCCACCAGTTCCATTAGCATCGCCTTGGCTACCTCCACCAGAACCGCCATTACCAGTTCCTCCACCACGACCACCGTCGCCACCAGCAGCAGAACAAAGAGTTGTTCCGCTTCTAACAAAACTAGTTGTTCCGCCAGCATCGCCAGCTGAACCACCACCTGCGCCAAGTGTGACTACTACAGAATTTCCAGAAGTTAAAGATACAGAAGTGGGCGTCATGCGGCCAGAACCACCACCAACTGCAGCATTACCTGCACTACCAGATCCACCTCCACCTCCTACTGCAACCAATAAATATGTTCCAGTAGCAGGAACTGTCCAAGTAGTGCTGCTAGTAAAAACTGTAACTGCTGGAGCTTTAAATGATGTTGCTGGAGATGCTGCAGATGATGCGCTTCCAGATCTTGCTGCATAAGTAAAATTATATGTTGTTCCAGAAGTTAAACCAGTAATAGTTGCAGTTAATGAACTTGTTGTTGCTGTAGATACAACTGTTCCATCAGTAGTTGCCGCATAAATGATATAGCTATCAATAGCAGCAATATTTCCAGCTGGAGAAACTGCAGTCAATGTTACTTTTGCTGTAGTTGTTACAGTTGCATTAGTGTATGCTGTAGGATTTATTTCTACTGTAGGGGCAACTGTAGGTGCTGGAACTGTTTGTGATGCAACAGAAATAAATGAACCAGAAGCATTAGCTACTTCAAGGACTCCTGCTGTTCCATTAAAATATGGTTGTCCAACAGCTGGGGATGCTGGTCTTCCTGCAGTATTTCCAAAAGGTATACCTATAATAGATGACTTTCTAATTGGCATTAATCAAACCTCCATCCGTATGTTGAACCTGTATAAATAAATGATGAACTAGAACCACTGATATCTATTATAGCATCATCTGAAACACCGTTTATTTTATTACTATTTCTTGATACTGTAATATTATACGTTGCAGCAGATCCTGATGCATCAAATACATAGATTTCATCTCCAACAGAAGGGCTCGCTGGAAGAGTAAGGGTTCTAGCTGCAGTTGTATCTACAAAATATTTATTAAATGACGATAGGGTTATATTGGAAGATACTGAAGTAGATGGCATTGCTACAAATCCAGAAGAAACTGTTGTCCAAGAAGTATTCGTTCCATCAGTTTTTAATACCTTATTAGCATTATCTGTTTGTAATGGAAGCAAAGCATTTAATGTATTATTAGCTGTTGTTTGTCCTGTTCCGCCCATAGACACAGGAATAGGTGTTGCTACATCAAGACCATTTTTAACTTTAAAATCTTTATTAGCCATTACTCACCTACCGCCGACTTTAAGTATCTAACAATAACTACACCTGATCCGCCTGATGCTCCGTTAGCGTTCCAACCTGCGTCTCCACCTATTCCACGATTGCCTGTTGGGTTAGATGGTATTACACCAGATCCTGCTGACCCACTTCCTGCACCACCTGATGCATATGTAATTGATGTGCCAGTTATTGAATTAGCTGTTCCTGCACCTGCTGTTGGATTACTACCAGAACCACCAGCGCCGCCTCCGCCTGCGCCACCTCCGCCTGAACCTTCGTTGCCACCATTGTTACCTTGACCTACAGTGCCTGTTCCGCCAACTGTTGTAGTTGTAGCACTAAAACCAGCACCACCACCAGATCCACCATTACCTCCTGAATAACCTGTGCCAGTTCCACTAGCACCTCCGCCTGCTCCACCACCAATAGATGCGGCTAAAGAGCCAAATACAGAGTTAGATCCGTTAGTTCCACTGGTTCCAGTTGATCCAATTCCTGCCGAGCCAGGTCCGCCAACTGTTATAGTATAAGATCCAACTGATAAAGATTGATTTGTTAAATATTGAAGTCCACCAGCTCCTCCGCCGCCACCAATTGAACCATTATTTGATCCGCCTCCGCCGCCGCCACCAGCAACTATTAATATGTCGACTGATACATTACCAGACGCTACATTTAAAGTTCCACTTGACGTAAATTCTCTATAATAATATGTTGAATAAGAGCCTAGCGCTCCTCCAGTTATGCTTGGGTATAATGCAGATACTCCAGCAACACCCCAACCACTAGAATTATATTGATATAAATTTTTCAAATCTGTGTCATAATATAGATCACCAACTGTTGGAGATGCTGGTCTATTTGCCGTTGTTCCACGACCACTATGACCATTTGCTGCAGTATTATGAGTAGAAATAGCAGCAGCAGTTTCTGTATCTGTCGCCAACGATGTGGCGGTAGACAGAACATTTGCTACATCTCTAGCTCTAGTCAATTATTTACTCTCCAGGAATTATTACTTCTTGCCAGTTTAAATCTTCTTCAACCCACATAAACATTTTGCCTTCTACTACAGGCACAGGTGTTGGGGCATTCCAAATACATGTTGTTTCATCTAATACCCATGAAGCAAATGGTTTTGGTGCAATAAATGCATCTCTAGATTCATCATATGTGAATCCGATTCCTGCGTAATTTTTTCTAAATGGAGTTCCGCCAAGTGCGTGAACATTACCCATTGTGTTATATGAGGTCTTTTTCCAAGTCCCGCCCAAACCTAGGTCGGTAGCAAGGAATTCTTGTCCTCTATGATCTTCTTCATCTGCAACTACTAATACACGAGTTACAATATTATTTTCATCAATCTCGGCCCAATGTGCCATAACTTCCTCCTTATTTAACTTTTTAATTTTACCATTTATATAATGATAATGCTATTAAATTTATGCTGCGTATCTTACTATAATTATTCCTGATCCACCTGATCCACCGCTATTTACATTTCCACCTGAGCCGCCGCCGCCGCCTCCAGTATTTGTAGTTGCACTTGCTGCACCTGTAGCAGAAGGAGGATTTGGGAAAGACCCACCTGATGCTCCTCCACCTGCTCCACCTGGGCCACCGCTAACTCCAGAATAACCTGAACCATCACCAAGTCCTCCGCCGCCGCCGCCTCCAGCAATTGCTCCAGTTGATGTTGCAGCTGCCCATCCAGAAATGCTACTCATTGAAGAAGTAATTGCAGATATCCAAGCAGAGTATGTAGTTAAACCAGCTCCTCCAAAGTTTTGGCTTTTAACGCCGCTAGGTGATGCATTACCACCAACAGCTCCAGATCCTCCGCCGCCTCCTCCTGAATAATTAGGACCAGAATCAGTAGCAGTTCCTCCAGCAAAACCTTGACCAGATATTCCTGTTCCAGTAGAAGATGGTAAATTATAAGAAGGGCCTCCGCCAGATCCACCATTTTTTCCACCTGCTGTAGAATCAGCAGCACCTAATCTTGCTCCACCTGCACCGCCACCTGTTGCTGTGCTTGAACCAAACACACTGTTAGAACCATTTTGTGCGGTAGTTCCACCACCGCTTGTTAATCCTGCTGCGCCAGCCCCAACTGTTGCTGTTACAGCAACTCCATTAGAAACTGAATAAGATGAGCTGTAAACTAATCCTCCTGCGCCACCACCTCCTCCTCCATTACCTGCTCCACCTGCGCCACCGCCAGCGATGTTAATTACTTGAGCTGATGTTAATCCAGCGGTGGCAGGAGTGAATGATCCACTAGAAGTAAATACGTGATAGAAATATCCTCCAGAAGAAGTGATATAGTTTCCACCATTGGCTTTAGGTGTGCTTGCAGCAGATGATGCTGTGCTATTTGCAGAAGAACCATTAGCCCCATTTGCTTTTACTGTAAATGTATACGATGTTGCTATTGTAAGACCAGTAATTGAAATTGGAGAAGATGATCCAGTGGCTGTTTGTCCGCCAGAAGATGTAACAGTATATGAAGATGCAATTGGCCCCGTTGCAGATGGAGTAAATGAAACTGACATTGAAGTAGTTCCAGTAGCACTTGCAGAAACTGATGTTGGTGCATTTGGAGGTGGAGAAACTTGTAGCCATCCAGTAGATGTATACATAATTAATGTATCTAAAGTTGTATCAAAGTATAAGTCTCCTAAAGTTGGAGATCCTGGTCTATTTGCCGTTGTGCCACGGCCACTATGACCATTTGCTGCTGTAGCATGTGTAGATATTGCTGTAGTTGCTGCTGCTCTATCTCCATGTGGATCAGTAGCAGAAGAGTGTGTAGATATTGCAGATGTCACAGATGTTGATGTAGCAAGGCTTGCGGTATTTGTAATTCCGTGGACTGAAGTAGTAGAATTATTATGAGAGGCAATAGCAGCGGTTACTTCAGCATCTGTTGCAGCATCAGTTGATCCTGAGAACAAATTGGATATGTTCCTTGCTTTGCTCATTGTTCTCCCTTAAGATAAAAGAAGTCTTGCTTCTTCTTCTGTAATACCAAGTCTTTCTAGAAGTGCCGATTTTTGTGTTGCAAAATCTGGTGCAATCATTGTGCCATCATGTGACGCAACAACTGTTGCTGCTGCTGCTTCATCAGATTCAATGATGTTTAGCCATAATTCTTTATTTTCATCTATAAGTGGACGACCAGTAACTTCAACACCAATAGCGTTTAATTCTGCTACTAGCTCCTGCCCATTAAGATTTGTTGGGGTATTAAATTTAATTAACATTATGCTCCTAAATAACTAAATTGTAGTTGAGTTGAATAACCAGAGGCAAGATTTAATGCGCCGCCAGAGTTTTGCCCACAACGACTGTCTATGTAATCTCCTGCTGCTAATTGTAAAACAAATGATGCGGAATGTGTAACTTGGCTACCAGCGCTGGTATATGTCCAGAATGTTCCAAACACATCTACTCCATTTTTATAAATATAACCCCACTTTGCACCAGTTGATGCAGCTGCCCAGCAGTGTTGAAAATTAATTAACCATTTCCCACCATATCCTGTAGGAACATATAAACGAGAGTTATTGGTAGTATTGTCATGAATATTATGTGTATCATAATATTCAGCATCCCAAGTTATTATATTGTCTGAACCATTATTGCAAGATTGAGTGGTAGCCTTGTATACAGAAGCGCCCACATAAGTTGGTGATGGTGCAGCTGTCCAAGCTGGAACTCCGCCAGAAACTCCAAGCAATTGTCCTGTGCTTCCAATTCCTAATCTAGCAGGAGTATTTGCACCTGATGCATAAATAATATCGCCTGTAGTTGTAGTTAATGTTTTTGCAATTACATCAGCTGAATTTGCTAGACCTGTAATTGTTCCACCAAGTGCTACTGCTGTGCTATTAATTGTAATTCCTGAATTAGCCAATTGATTATTTGCAATTGTTCCAGTAATTGATGTAGCTGGAGTTGTAGCAACTGAATAATTATTGTAGCAATTAATTTGAACAAAGTCTGATGCTGCTAAAGCTGTTAATCCTGTAATAGATGTGCCATTTGTAGCTGTATAGTCATCTCCACGAACTAGAAGGATACCATTAAGATATACCTGTTCCTGCCCTGGAGTATATGAAAGAGCTTGTGAGGCATTATCATAACCCGATAAACTTGTTTCTCCGCCGCTCATTGTCTTACGCCAAATAAGGCTAGTTAGAACGCCATTAGGACTTGGATATGATTCTATACTCATGTTGTCTCAACCCCCGAAATATGAAATTTAACATCTGTAGCTGTAGCAAATCCTGCGATAATCTTAGTTGTAGCAATTACTGTTTTGAACTGAAAGTTAATTACTGAGTTTGCAGAAATTGGAACAGCAGGAACTAAGTTAATTCCGTCTACTGTAATTGTAACATATTGTTGACTTGCAGACGTATTTGATACTACAATGTCTGTTAAAACAGATGTTGTAGAAGATGGGACGGTATAGAGAGTAGCAGAACTTGTTGCTGCCGCCCCTCTATAAAATAATTTTGGTGTTGCTGACATTAGTATACCCCCATCAAAGCATATGTTTCTGCATTTCCGCCACCTAAAGTAATTGTAGTTGTATCTGCTTCAGAATCATCTGAAAATGTTGCTCCAACTATATTAACATTCTTTCTAGGGTTTACAGAAGTTCCTTCATTCTTAAATAATTGATTATATACTTTTGCCCAAGATACATTTGTTTGATCCGTTGATAGGAAGTATCCATCATTGCCCGTCTGAAGCGGTAGCAGGGCGTTACGGGCGTTTTGAGCTGTTGTCTGACCTGTTCCACCCTCTGTTAATCCCAAAGTGGCGGAGGACGAAATAACTCCAGAAGCATCTGTTCTAACAACTCCAGCAGTAGATAAAGAAGGGACTACGAGTCCATTCTTGACCTTAAAGCTTTTGTCTGACATCTGTTCTCCTTAAAGCTTTACTTTGCTAAATTTAACTGCTACGTTTGTAGTTGCTGCATCAGTTGCTGTTACTTGTAATACTGCATTTGTTGAAGATACTGCTGCTGATACGACTACACCTGAAATTGTTCCGCCAGTTTCTGTAATTGCAAATTCTGTCATATCTACATTTGTGCCATCAGTTTGAACAATTACTTTAGATGTTCTAGCCTTTGAACCCTGCTTTAAAGATACCATATATTCAATTGATGTAAACGCTGACAATGCTGTGGTATCTACAGTTTCTACTGTATTTCCAGTAACAGTATCTGTTCCAGTTTCAATTGGAACTACTAGAGTTGCCCATGAAGCCGCTGATCCATTTGTGGTTAAATACTTTCCTGAATTATTTGTTTGAGTTGGAAGTGCATCTACTGTTGCCCAATATGAGGTAGTCCCATCATTTGTAAGATACTTGCCTGTGGTCGCTACACCTGGAGAACGAAAAATTCCATCGTCTACGCCCGCAACTGTTCCAGATACAAAAGTTAGATTTTCCCATAAAATATTAGGTCCATCGTTTATACAGGCTTCCGTAACAATGAGTTCACAAAACTCAACAGAAGGGTCTGCCGATGCTGCAAGAATTACAGTTGAGCCAACAGGATAGGCAGCGTTTATTGCGTCTGCGTCTCCGTTGGTCGGATTGCTGCTCAGATTAATCTGCACAGTTACTATGGTAGGACCATCATATATATCTATGTAACCAATTGCATCAGATAAAGAACTTATCAAAGCGGTGTTTGTTACTGCCGCTGTTGATGTCGTGACTGCAGGAACTTCGCTAATGGCGTCCCAAGAAGCTGTTGTTCCATTTGTAGTTAAGTATTCTCCAGAGTTTCCAGTTTGATCTGGAAGACTTACTGGTGCTGCCGCCCACTCAACTCCATTAGTTGCTGCTGAGTTTGCTGTGAGCAAATATCCGTTTGTTCCAGCTGCTAATTTTGCTGGTGTATTATCGGCGGAAGCAACTAAAATATCTCCCTTAGTATCAAATAAGGATTCATCTACCTTACCATCTAATTGTGTTTGAATTGCTGAAGTTACGCCATCTACATAATTTAATTCAGTTGTAGAAAGAGTTGCTCCATCTAAAATATTAAGTTCTGCTGCTGTTGAGGTTACCCCGTCAAGGATATTTAATTCGGCGGCTGTAGAAGTAACTCCATCTAGGATATTTAACTCTGCTGTGCTTGAAGTAATTCCATCTAAAACATTTAATTCTGTTGCGGTTGCTGTAACTGCTACATCCTCGTTAATTTTTGGACTTGTTAAAGTTTTATTTGTTAAAGTTTGAGCGGTAGAAAGGTCTACTGTTGCTGCTGTATTTATAGAAACTTCATTTCCACTTACAGTTATACCTGTGCCAGCAGTAATTGTTCCTGATCCTGAGAACTGGTATACGTCAATATTATCTGTTCCAACTACAAATGTTGTTGGGTCTGCAACTACTTGAATCCATCCTGTTCCTGCACTTGTTCCTGCTTGGACATATATATATGCTCCTGGAATTTCTGAAGCTTCGTCACAAAAACTACAACGAGTTAAAACATATGGCGTTGATACAGATCCCATATTTGAAACAAAATATCTACCGTTATGAGCCTTATTAGTTTGATTTTTTACTAAAATACCTTTTCCAACTGCCCAGCCTGTTGCTCCACCTGCTTCTGCAGGAAATACTCCGTTTGTATTGTGTGTAAGAGTTGCTCCTACACCTGCTGTGCCATTATTATATGTGGCATCAATGTTTGCTGTTGTTGCTCCAAGAACTTGTGGCTTAGCAACAATTCCTGACGCTGTATTGTCAACATATTGCTTTGTTGCTGCTTGAAGAGCAGATGCAGGATCTGCAGCAAGAGTAACTGTGCCAGTAAATGTTGGATTATTTATTGGGGCCTTATCATTAATCTGTGTTTGAATAGCTGAAGTTACTCCATTTAAGTATCCAATTTCAGTGTCTGAAACATCTGCTACTCTGGCTTGAATTGTAGTTGTATCTACAGAAATAGCACCAGTTGTATCGTTATACGATAATCCTGTGCCTACGGCTTCTCCAACTGCATCTTGTGCATTTTCGTTTGAATATGTATTTGCTCCAACAAATGTAAACTTATTATTATCATCATCATATGTAATAGTTATATTTGTATGGGTTCCCGCCGCAATTGCTGTAGCAATAGCATCTTGTGCTCTTTCATCTGTAAAATATTTATTAGTTGATCCTTCAGAAAGCCCATCTGTGCTTGAAGGAATATTAGAAGTTAAAGCAACTGTTCCGCCTGCGTCTGGGATAGTAATTGTTCTATCTGCAGTTGGATCTGTTACCTGAATAGTTGTTTCAAAGTCATTTGCTGTTGCGCCCTCAAAAGTAATTGCTGTCGGAACGCTAATATTTCCTGTAAATGTGGCACCAGATAATGCTGCTACATTTTCTGCCAAAGCTACTGTTCCAGTAGCATTTGGAAATGTAATAGTTCTATCTGCTGTAGGGTCTGTTACTGTTAAAGTAGTTTGATAATCATCTTCTGTAGCACCTTCAAATATAATACTATCATTTGGAATTAAAAGATTCTGTAGACCATTTAGGCCAGCTACTCCACTTTCAGCACCAATGTCTCCAACCTCAACATATCCGTTAAGTGTTGTATTTAAATTTGATGGGACGACGTTTGCGTAGTTAGTAATCTGAGTCCATGTGCTTGACCCATTTCCAACCTTCATCTTTAGTGTATCTGTCTCGATACCAACTTCACCTTCACGCAATGTTGGATTATTTGATGTCCAATTTGCTGCGGTGTCTCTACGTAATTGAATTCTAACTGCCATTTGCTGATCCCCCATCAATTATATCATTATTAGGTGCTGAAGAATAATTAGAACTTGCTGAACCGCCATCCATAGAAACTATATAATTACCAAACTCTACATAATTTCCATAATCTGCATGTCTAACAAATCCTTCTCCTGCGTAATGCTGGTGGTCTATTAATTCTTTTGGACCAGCTACATCATACCATATTGTGCCATTGTAAGTCTTTATTGTTTGTTCTGTTGTATCAAAGTAAACTGTTCCTTGTGTTGGAGAATTTGGAGCTGTTGCAAGTGCTTGAATTCCTGTTGCAGTTCCGCCACCCCCAGAACCAGTTCCTACAGTTTGCCAAGTTGTTCCATTATAATATTTTAATACGCTAGATGTTGTATTATAATAAATTTCACCAGCATATGTTCCAGACGGATCTGAACTAAGTGCTGGAGGAGCAATCGGGGTTTTGAATAATCTAGCCACGATTAACCTACAACTACGACTCTATATTGATCCGTTGTTGGTGCTGTAGAAAATCTAACCTTGACAGTATTAGCATCAAAATGTTCTACATCTGCTTCTACTTGTGCATAAGGGGTAGCATTTTCATATACATGAACAGTTACGTCTCTACTTGAAAGATTGTGCTCTAGTGGGTATAGAACTGTTGTTCCATCTCCAACATCAAACGCCTTCTTTCTTACTCCATAACCATTTGCAGTATCAAATACTAATGCTCCGCTAGAGAATGTAAATCCAGCTCCATTATTAATTCCAACACCGCTGCCAGTTACTTCAAGACCGTCTGCTGTATTTAATTTTACTTCTACTGCTCCGCCTGTATTTGTAAGCGATGCGTTTGTAGAAGATGGTGTTACATCTACACTAAATTCAGTTCCAGTTAAAGTTAATCCAGAACCTGCGGTAAATGTTCCAGTTCCAGAGAACTGTGTAAATGTTAGAGGTGTTGTTCCTAAAGTGATTGGATTATCTGTTGTTAGAACCCAGCCAGTATTTCCGTATAAAGTTCCCTCTTCTACGAATGTGAAGAATCCTGCAGTTACTTCTGAGCTAATATTTGCGTCATCGGCTCTTGCTGCTGCTCCTGAAGATTGAACTACATAAAGACCATTGTCTCCACCAGTTGTTTGGTGCTTAACCAATACTCTGTTACCAGCTACAAGTGTGATCCCATCGATTACGTCTCCAGCTTCTAGGGCTGTAGACAAATCTACGTTTGCTGTAGTAGAAACTCTAACTGATTGCTTAACATCTAAGCCTTGAGAAACTGAGTCAACATAAGCTTTATTAACTGCATCTGTTGAAGCAGTTGGTGTGGCTAAATTAATAATCTTATTACTATTAGCATCTAGGCTTGCAGATAAAGATGTGCTTGCCCCTAATGTTTTGTTTGTAAGTGTTTGTGTTCCAGAGTTTGTAGTAACAGTTGTATCAATATCAATTGATAGTGTCCCTGCTCCATCTGTATATGTAGCATCAATTCCTGTTCCGCCAAGAATGAGGGTAGATACGATATCTTCTACACGCTCTGCGTTTAATGTTACGTTTCCAGTCGTTACTGTAAAGTCTGTTACATCGAATGACGCTACACCCTTATTAGATGAACTTGCATCTTCTCCAGCCACTGTAATGGTTGTTCCACTGTGTGTTACATCCATTCCTTCTCCACCCAGAATTGAAATTCCGTGTGTTGAAGGGGTAAGAGCTCCAGAATTAGTTGTAATTGTTTTAACAACTGTGTCTTCTAGTTCTACATGCCCATCTGTTGTATTAAAGTCATCTGAATTAAATGATGCTACACCCTTATTGCTAGTAGAAGCATCTTCTCCAGCAATTGTAATTGTGTTGTCTGTTACAGTTGTATTGATTCCTTCGCCTGCGGCAAAAGTCAATGTATCTGTTAAAAGATTTACTGTATCTGCTGTTCCAGATTCTGCAGCAATTGAGAGAACTGTTGCTACTGTTGCTGTTCCAGCGGCAGTCAAACGACCTTGAGCATCTACTGTAAATGTAGGAATTGCTGTTGAAGATCCATATGATCCTGCTGTTACTGCTGTATTATCTAAATCAATTGTTGTTGTTCCAGCTGTATCAT